CTGGTATTTCGCCGAGGCAAGGCAGTGGGGTTTCTGGGAGAGTGGTCGAGATACCATAACCCCCCTGGTTATGATATCACCGACCCCTCTCGGGAATCGTCCTTGTGGCCTCTGAACCCTGTTCAAGGCCCTCGGGCAACCCACAGCCGATTCTATCCCTACAACCTCACGAGGAGGCTAGGTCTAGTGGGCGGCAAGTATCCTTGGGTCCTTTAGAGGTCCTGGGTGAGGATTTCCCCTATCTCTAGGGTAAGTCCTTCCCGGATCATCTCGAGGGCCCCGGGCCCTTGCCACTCGAAAGCTAGCGGTAGAGTGGCTCGTATCGAGCGGATCACCTGCCAGGCCCATTCTGTATCTTTTGATGCAGCTTGGAGCAAGGCAAGGTCCCCACTCGGTGCGAGTCCCCACACTGCTGGCACTAGTCGGTCTCCCTTTGACAGAGGGATGGATAGGTCCATTAGCTCCCATTCTGAATGCTCTGTTTCAAGAGGTTCAGTCATGGGGGATAATGTACCAGCAGGGTGTCCAGCTTCCAGTAGTGCTCTGGCGACCTTACGGTCATCATCGCACACCGGGTCTGGCTCACTCTGCTCCTTATTTGAGGAATTCAAGATCCAACCTCCAAGGAGGGATCCTAAACTTCCCAATAAGGTGTCCATCCACCGTCCGTGAGCCTCTCTCGCCTTTCTGAGTCTTTTAAGCTCAAAATGACGATAGATCTCAAGTACCAGGCTTTCGCTTTCTGGTTGCGGGCCGATAAGCCCACAATCCAGTTGCGCTGAAGCGGTGGTAGCCGGGACCAACTTCCCTGGCGCGAGCAGCGTCCCCATAAGAGACGCAGTGCTTGCTTCCGGAAGCCCGCCCCACAGCGCTTGCGCAACTGTAAGCGGACCGCCTGGACCCAATACTGAGACAAGGATAGAACGCCACACTCTCATCGACTCCATGGAAGGAGCGAAGAGAGCCACAGAGCAAACGAAGGACTTAGCAGAGACCACCCACCCTCGTCGCAGGGCCACATCGATCAGGACTCTAAGTCCCGAAAGACGCGTACCCGCTAAGAGAATGAGGCTCCCTGTCAAGCCAGTAACCTCATGACCTCGGTGGAAATGCCGCTTGGCAAATTCACTTGTTCCAACGCCGCATAACGACTTGGAGTCGTTAATGTCGACGTGGAACGAGACCATGAGTTCCTGGTATTCTTCTGCTACATCTGCGTCGGCAATGACAATGTCATCACCTAACAGACGATAGTCGGAGAATAACCCAGTCCACCCTGCGCGCATTGCAGCTATCTGGACCACTACATGGTGAGCGAGCGCAAAACTCGCCCATGATGAAAGTGTGCCCATAGGCTGCCCTGCGTTGTAGCGATAAGCGCTACCCTTGTACCAGTAATCCCTTTTGGTTAACAAAGTCAACCATAGGGACGCAGCTACGGCTCCTATTAGGCTCGTTAATACCAAGACAATGAATCCTCCCGGGAAACGATCTGTGGCCGCCGAAAGGTCGAACGCGTAAAGCGGACGATTCTCAGCGGTCCATTTCGCAACCTGGTCGGAAGCATTGCCTTGATCCCAGGTACCGTCCATAGGAATCTTCTTGAGAACCTTCATTAGGTAATCATGGAGAGGCTTACAGACGGCTTGGGTCCAGTAATCGGATATAGCGAACACTCGCTTCTTACCTCCCGCTTCATCCTTCACACCTAACTTCCCTAAAGAAGCGAAATGTGCTGGAAGGCGCCGAGTCAGGAACGGGTATTTGCTTACCCAATTGCCGGTAATTAACGAAAGGGACTCAACCGTAGGGATCAAGTGACTTAAGCCAAGGGCCTTCGAGAAATCCTTGAAGACCACCCAGAGCTCGCTCTCCCTTAAAGCGAGAGCGTCCCAATGGGCCGCCAATGTCGCATGCCCGTTAGGGCCACTCCGATTGGATTTTGGTCCAATGGGCGGCTCCTTCGGAATGCGATATGGCGATACCTTAAGCCACTTGAGCGCTCTTAAGACATCCTTCAATATCCGGTTCTTCTTTGAAGTGGACGGGGTCCATTTCGAAAAGTCCGTAATGTTGTGGAACTTAATTGCACCCTTATGGAAGATCACCCTGACGAAACCAAATAAGGTCAAGGCGGTCCTGATGGCAGCGATGTTGCCTTCCTTGATTCCCTTCCGGATTACTCCGGGGAGAATTGCTGGGAGGCCCCCTATAAGTCTAATGGAGGTTACCTCTACAGGTTGACCGACAAGAAACTTTAGTAGGCATCGCTGTGACTCCTTAAGGTACAACACGAGCCCCACTTTCCCTCGATGGTAGTGTAACTTAGTTACCCGGCCAAAGAAGGTAGAGGTGGACTCAATGTAACCGACGGGCAGCCCTAAGAGGCCTAGGATAAACTTGTAAAGGTTTATCCAGGATCGCTCGAAAGCTGCAGAAACGGGTCCTGCTGGCAATCTTAAAAATGTATTTAGTATTTTCATATTAATTATATTATTTAAGTTGTTAGTAGGGCTCCAGTCTCCGTCCCAAAAGCCTGGATGCTACGGTGCCAGGGGCCACTTTCGCTACCAGGGTTAAGGGCTTGGGTACCAACAGTCGGAGTCACTGGGGAGTCTCCGCTGAACACCTTCGTCAATGCTCTACAAATCTGCTCACGCAAATAAATAGGCTTAACCGCCGGGTCAGCGTGACGCCCGCCCAGGACCGAAAAGTCCCGGGC